GCTTTCTCTGCTGCTGCTTTCTCTGCTGCTGCTTTCTCTGCTGCTGCTTTCTCTGACAGTAGGAAGCCGCCGCCGAATATCGTTTTGTTTCCTTGTGCATCGAGTTTTCGCACAAACGCAACGCTTTCGGCTTTAATCGCCAACTGGGTGCCATGAGCTGCCATATAATTTAATCTTGCCGCACTTGCAACGTGCGCCGGATACTCATATTTGGAGAGTTGTTTTTGCATATTGTGCGTATTTTCGCCGTCGGCTTGTTTTATCGCGTAGTACAGGTCCGGGGCAACCAGTATTTTAAATTCGCCGAGATTAGTAACGAACGAGGTATTGACTTTTGCCCCGTTGGCGTATGTGATATCTGCACCTGCAATGACGTAGTTATTGTTTGTTGCCCCGCTAAATAACGTCAATGCCGGCGCAAACAAGAAATAACGGATACCTCGATCATTGTAAAAGCGTTGTATGTTTGTAACTATGGAAAACGGCGGATTGTCGATAACGGCGCAATCATCGGGATAGTCCTCACGGGTATAATCGCCGCCCGGGTAGAAAGGGCGTATAATCTTTGTATTTTCCAACCCATACCGCTTGACCACCCACGTCTTCACGGTCTCATAAATATTTGGCGGCGTATAGCAGTCGTCAGTCGTTTTTTTCGGCTTAAATTTTTCGGTGAACTTCGCATACTCGCCAGTCATCTCTAACTGGACACCGTTTAGTTTGTTGCTCATATCGTCCATTGTTATCTATCCTTCCAATCGTCCTAAAATTCGACGCATTTACAAGGCCCCGGCAAAAGGCCTAAACTTTTCCGGCTAACATCGCCGCTTTTTATCCGGCGTTTTTACGTATTTGAAATAGGTAAAGCCGTACTCGGTCGCGCGGCTCTCAACGAGGGTGTAGCCCTTGGGGGTGTGCGGCGGCTTAGCCGGCGCGTAGTTGCGTTTTATGGGTTTTGCTCTATCTTTGCTGTATGGGGCAAGGTTACGGGTGGCCATACTCATCTACTTTAAAGTTGTCAAAATCCGCTTGCGTGTACTTTATCATCGTTCTCTCCTTTCTTGTCCGTTTCCATTAAATCAAACAATCTGCCGCCGTTGTCCTGTAACACCTGATAAATACCCTTTGCGAACATTTCTATCACCGCTTCTTCATTCTTAATCTCCAACCCTGCGTGCTGTCGAATACCATGCAGAATCTCATGTAACAGGGTTTGACATCGTTTTTGATGGCCGATGCTGTCTGTGGCCGATAGCTCAATCTTGCAGTTGTCATAATCAATATATCCATATGCAAGTTGGTTTCCATACTGTAGGTTTTCTACGTAAGAAATGGCATACTCCACGCCACCAATGCGTACGCTCTCAGGTATTTTCACTGCTCATTTTCTCCTCTGCTTCCGTACATGTCATTCTTCCCTCCAACAATTCACTATCAGTTTGCTTACGCCCTGAATAGGCAGCTCCTTCAAGATTTGCCTTAACCGGCAGTTGTTTTTCGCCCCGTCACAGCAAAAGCACTCGTTTTTTGTGGCGGCATCGGCAAGGTCGGCTAAATCGTCATAGCTCATCACCCAATAATTTTTACTCCGTCCGGCGGGGCTTTTAATGCCTATCTGTATGTCGGTCAAATCTAACTGCTTTTTCAGCGTGATAAGCTGCTCAACAGGTATCGTATCTATCAACGCAGTATTGATTTTCTCAATATTGCTCTGCGCCAATCGGAAATTTCGCCAGCCGTTAGGAATACGGTCTACCAGCCGATGATACTTTTCTTCGTACACCTTTAAGATATTTTCAACGGCGTACAGAGAAGCAAATAATTCCTTTCCTTCTGCATTTATCCTTGTTCTTTCCATATCCGCCCCTCTACTCTGCCTAATTTATAGGCTTTCCAGTCGTCCCAATCCCCGAATATTGTCTGCATCTGCCACAGCATAATTTCCACGTCCGCGCACTCTTCGAGGATTTTCTTCCTGCTGCCTTGACCGTTCACCCACTTACTAAGTTCAACGGCAAGCTCGTTCAGCTCCTCAACGGCTTTAATGGCTTGATGCTTTGCGCCGTAATGGTCTACTATTTCGCTGTACTTCATCGTTGCTCCTGAATAATTTGTCCGCTTCGTGAATAAGTAATTGCTTACCGTCAACCTTTGCCCTTAAAAGTGCGCCCTGCATCGTCATTCGGGTGTAGTATTTCTTCGCCGCTTTGAGAGTGGTAAAGGTCTTTCGATAGTTCTCTTTTCCATCGTGGATTTCGTAAAACTCATACGCTTGCAGTTTCATAAATCCCCCTCTTGATTCTTTTTCGTACTGTAAACTCTGATATTCCGGCCTTCTCAGCCATTTCCCTTACCGTCAGCTTTTCTTCGCCCTGCTGTACATAAACCCTACAACCTGTCTCGTCCTTTTTTCCATCCGCCAGGTATAACGGGCATTCTCTGACGTGGTAGCTTCCACTATCCCAGCCGCTGTTATCGTGACAGTTTATCGTTGTCGGTCTTGCGTTCCAGCCTTTAACGGGCATCCCGTCTTGGCGGCTCCAACTGCACCCTAAACCGGGTTTATTTGTCGCTCTCCAGCACGTCCAACATAGCGTTTGCTTCATACAACCTCAAGAAATCCTCCGCTTGCATAGTTACTAACCACTTTTCGCGGCTCCTTCGGTGGAACACCGCCGGTATAAGCTCCGGCTTTGCGTCGCGCTTCGCCTGCGCCATCCATTCATGGATCTTTGTCGTCTCGCAGCGTTTGCACTCAACGTGAATCCCCGGTAAACCTATTACGTCCGATGCGTCCCCCGTTTGTCCGCAGTATTGGGAAGTCCGCCGGGCATTGAACCCGTATTCACGGAACAGGGCGGCAAGCTCCCGTTCTCCGGCTTTGCCTTTTTCTCTCTGCGCCTTACTCATCCCAGTGTATATCCCAGCCGTTACCGTTGTCGGTGAAGGTCAACACGGTAACGCCATTAACACTTACAACGGCCTTTCCGTCCTTCATGTTGTCCATCACGCTCTGGAATATGGTTTGCGTTATCCACTTTGCGAGTTCTTCTGTCATAGTTCCTCCCATTCCACAATTTCATCCTCGTACAGAAAATACTTTCCGTACCATTTCACGCTTAGTTCCCCGGTTCGCCCGTTTCGGTTCTTCGCCACGATGATGCTCGCGTCCTCGCTTTGCGGGTCGGGTCGGTGAAGGAATAATACCTCGTCCGCGTCCTGCTCTATGGCTCCCGATTCCCGCAAGTCCGATAGTCTCGGCCTTCCATCGTTCCGGCCTTCTATCGCCCTGTTGAGCTGGCACAGAAGAACGACAGGGGCATTCAGCTCCTTCGCCAGAAGCTTTATTTTTCGGCTTATGTCGGATACCTCATTTTCCCGTGTGCGGTTCCGCAAGCTGGATTGTATTAGCCCTAAATAGTCAATCGCTATGAGGTCTAATTCCCTCTCCTGCTGCTTTATCGCGTAGCATTGTGACCTTATTGCCTCCACGGTATAGGCGTTATCCGACAGATACAGCCTTGTCGCGCTCAGTTTGCTTACGGCGTTCTGTACCCTGTCGACCGCTTCCTGACCGCCGTTGAACATTTCATCACGGCTGCACTTCGCGTAGCTGATGATTGCCCTTTGAAGCACGTCCTCCCTCGGCATTTCCAGCGAAAACACCGCTACCGTCTTGTCGAACAACGCCATATTCACGGCTATATTCATGGCAAGTGAGGTCTTGCCTACTGACGGTCTGGCTCCGATGATGGTTAAATGCCCTCTTTTCAACCCGCCTAACGTCTGATCGAGAACCTGAAACCCCGTTGTAAGCCCCTCAGCGCCGTTTATAAGCCCATATAGGGCCGCGTCAAAGTCTTTCCCTACCCTGCTTACTTTACGCCCTCCACGCGCCCGTACAGCGTCTATAACGCCCTGCATACGGTCAAGGTATCCCTCGTCCTTTCCCGATTTCATGTCCTTGACCACTTCCCGCAGTCCCGAAATGGCGTGTCGCTTCCTGGATTCCTCCAGCACCACCTTGATGTGATAATCCACATTTGCTGCTGATACAGTGCCGGTCACTATTTCCGTGATGTACTGTATCCCTCCGGCCCTGCCGCCCAGCTTGTCAGCTACCGTTACGGGGTCTACCGGCTCGTTTGCGTTGAAAAGCGCAAGGATAGCGGAAAATATCTCTTGGTGTTCCGGCCTCTCGAAGTCGTCAGGCCTCAATTCCCCGCATATTCTCTCTAAAGCCTCACGACCGAGAAGCGCAGAACCTAAAACAGCTTTTTCGGCAAGCACAGTTTCTCGTAGACCGGATTATCCCATGATGAAGCGCAGGGGACTTCATCCTCCCAACGCCTTTGGTTCAAAAACGTTGCCGGATGAGGGATATATTGCCCATTGTCTTTTTTCCATTGCGGAGAAGCAGCATAGTCTTTTACTGCCGTTACGATCTTCTCCTGCAATTCCTTTGGCGGGTTCAGTTTCTTCCACGCTTTCACAGCGGTTTCTTTCGCGGTGTGACGTGGATACACTTTCCAGAAAACATCAAAGCCATCACAAGGGGGTATGGGGGTTATCCCATTATTGTCTTCTGTCTTCTGTCTTATGTCTTCTGTCTTATGTCTTATGTCTTTAGTAGGCTTAGCTTTGCTTTCGTTTGCTTCATTTTGCTTAGCTTTGCTTTCGTTTGCTTCTGCTGGTTTTCCGCCTTTCGCGCCGTTTTCCGACCTAATAGCGGATATTTCAGCCTCTCGGTCTATTATTGCCTTGAATATCGGAAACACAAGGCCCTCTCTTCCTCCGTCTTCAGGTATCAGGCCTGACCGCGCATATTCCAGTATGGCGATAAATAGCCTGCCTTTTTCAGCATCAGAAAGAGCGGATGTTTGCTCTATCCAGTCGTAATAGGCCTTGACGTAGCGTTTTGCCATTTTTACCCCCTTATTCGTTCGTTCAGCACGTCCCTTAACCTTCTCATGTCCTCCGGCGCGAAAGAAATTGATTTTTTAATCCGATTCCCCCGCTTGTCCCGCAGCCCTAACACATAGAAGGGCTTGTAGGTGTCCGGGCATGCCATAAGGTAGAGTTCTATTGACCAGCCCTCACCCTCGCCTATCGTGGCAAGGCGGCTCTCCGTTACGTACTCCATGACTAAAAGGGTAAAGGCTCGTCGTCTATTTCGGTAAACCCTGCCGGAGTATCCGTTTTTTCCCTCGGCGTGAGAAATTCAACGTTTTCCGCTGTGATTTCGGTTATGTACCGCTTGTTCCCATCCTTATCCTCATAGCTCCTGTTCTGTATCTCACCTTCTATAAGGACTTTACGGCCCTTTGAGAGGTACTTCCCGCACAACTCGCCTAACTGCCGCCACACTACTATATTGAGGTAGTCAACAGGGGGTTTACCGTCAGTGCCCTTGTATCTGCGCTGCACCGCTATTGTGAAGGTGCATACGTTTGTTCCGCTTGTGGTCGTCCTCAGTTCTGGGTCTTTCGTAAGGTTTCCGGTCAAAATCGCCTTATTCATTGCTCTTAATAAACTCCTTGCCGTCAAATTGATACCATGTATCAGGTTTTATACTCTCCCCGTCCACAACAGCGGTTTTTATGCTGATTATCCTGCCATTATTCCATATTTCGGCAGCAAATACCGACCACATACCGCCTCTGTATTTGCATTTTTCGCCCCCCCGCAAAACGCTCTGGTATCCGCCGGAAAGGGCACTCCGGTTTCCGCCGGAAAGGGCACTCCGGTATCCGCCGGAAAGGGCACTCTGGTATCCGCCGGAAAGGGCACTCCAGTCTCCGCCGGAAAGGGCACTCCGGTCTCCGCCGGAAAGGGCACTCCGGTTTCCAGCGCTTTTGCCGTCTACACAATTTTCTCTTGTATAATTGATTGCCGCTTTGACTATGCCAGCAATATCTAACCTTGCACCTACTTTTATGGATTTGCTACATTTTTTCGTGTCGTTTCCGTCACCGTATGCGTCTTCTCCAAGTTCGACCTCGTGAAAGACGCTCTCAGCCGGGTTATAGTAGTTAAAACAATCCAAAGGATACTCACATGCGTGAAACCCCTTTTTACATACGATAGCTTCTTCTTCGTGATACTCTTTCCCTTCTTCGTACTGGAACCCTTTACAGGTCATATCCTTATTAAAACCCTTATAATACATTTTTCCACTTCCTATACGTTAGTTTTTCTTCGTCCCAATCGGGGTACTTTGCCATGAGATACGCTCTCAGCTTTTTTCTAAGCTCCGGCCTCCTCTCTGAATTATCATAGTCCCTATGGCACTCAGGACACAGCGTAACGACGTTTTGTTCTATCCCCTTACCGTTATGGCTTCGCGGGATAAAATGCGCCACAGGGCTTCCTACACGCCCACAGAGAACGCATAACTGATGGTCTCTCTCCCATACCCGTGCTTTGACCTTCGGGGGTATCTCACACGCCCTGGTTCGTTTGCTTTTCATTTTGTGTTCCCCCATTCTCTGGATAGCTGCCCTTCGAGTATCCTTATCTTTAGCTTCTGCGCGTTTATCGCTTCCACTGCCGAATCGTATAGGCTCTCTGCTATGTCCCGTTCCATTCTCAGCTTGGCAATCTCTTCTTCGCCCCTGGCAATGTCCAGAAGGTGTGTTACCGGCTGCCCCTCGGCGCGGAGGACGGTAAGCCTTTTAGATAGCGCCATTCTGTACTCCCGCTCCGTTTCGGCCTTTTTCCGTCCTCGCGGTTTAAGCTCCTGCACCGCCCTATCAAGTAGGGCTTGCTCTGTCATTATTTCGTCCCACAGCTCCATTTAAGCCCCCTTTGCGTTCAGCTTGTCGAGCGTGGTGTTTAACTGCTCCCGCGTCATATTCCACACGTCCACGCCGTAGTTCTTTTTTGCCGCCTTATTGGCTAAGTCCACACTCCCCTTACACAGGGCTATGACTTCTTCCTGCATGGCCTTTATCTCAGGATCAGGGGAAAATGTGTCGTAAACATTGGGCTTGAATTTCGAGCGGGATGGAGACGTTGCATAGGTTTCTGTTTCTGACTGGGCAAACTCATCACTCTCGCTATCGGACATTATTCCAGAGTAAGCGAATTTTGAAAGTTTCAACACAACGCGGTCAAACAACCTTTTATACGCCATGGCGTATGGATAAGCGTTGCTACAGTTTTTGTCGCTTACCTCGCCTACTTCGTAAATACCCTGTTCATCATTGCAATAACTGTATACCAGTGAGTTTTTATATCCGTCCTTGTCGAAAAACACACAAGAAGGAGTGAATTTGCTTTCAAGACAGTCATTGATCTTTAAACACCCGTTGTGGCTGATTATTAGGCCGCTGTACGCCATCTTGTCCTTCTTTGCGGTGAGATTCATCAGTATCCAAAAATCAGCCTCCGTAAGGCCATATTTGCCGCTATTGATAGCCTCTATGGCCTTTTCCTTTGCGGCAATATACTTCGGGGATTGCCATACCGGCTTATCTCCATCTTTTGTATGTTCTACAGTCTTTTCGTTAAACATGCTCCCCCTCACTTTATCTGTAAATTCTGCTTTACAACGATTTCCGCGCCCTCTGCCGTCCCGCCGGATTTCAGAAGCTCCTTTATCGCCGTTTTATTAGGCACAGGGGGCTTATAGGTCAGAAGCTCGTCATGCCCCTGCGCTGCCCACTTTATAAAGGCTTCCTCGTTTACCTCGACGCTTTCTGACTTTCTGAATGTCAGCTTGTTCCGCTTACTTTCAAACTTTTCCTTATTGGATAGCTGCATCTGCGTTGCAAGGTATCCTTTAAGCCACTCGGCCTTATTGGCCTTAGCCTTGGCTCTGGCGGTGAGGTTGTCGGCTTCCTCCTTGATGCTCTTTGCCTCTGCTGCGAGGTTCTTTATTACACAGGCCACGTTGTCAATTTTGTCATCGAGCTGCATATCAAGGCTTTCGAGTGTGTCATACACGGCTTCTTCGGGTATCTCTCCGCGGTCAACCGCGTCCATGAAGTCATTGAGATTCTTCGCTATGTCGTAAAGTGACATCATCTCGCCTCCTGTTTCAAAAGGTTAGGGTCATATCGGTCATAGTAGGTATCCTCGAACGGTTTATAGGTTTTAGCTAAAAGGTACTGCTCCATTACTCACCTTCCTTTTCCAGCCTCTTGTCTATCTCGTTACGGTAAAGGGCTTTCCATAGGTCGCGGTCATGCCGCATTTCGGCAAGCTGTTCCGCAAGCATGACGATTATTTCATCTTTTGTCATTTCGCTTTCCTCCTTGGGATAATCAGTTCTTTTGATATGTTTTTAGCTCATTCACTCCACTTGCCTGGCGTTAAGCTTGCCGCGCTCGATCAGTTTGTATATTTCGTGCCTGTCGATGCCCAGCCGCTCCCTTGTCTCATGCGTTGTCAGCCACTCGCCGTCCACTTCGACGATCCACTTCTTTTGTATACGCGGCGGCTCACTTTTCCCGTCCGGTAAAAACAGCGGGCAGGCGCGGATGACGTAGGACTGTATAATTGTCGTGTAGTTTTTGCCGTGGTAATAGTCGCTGCTCTTCAGTGTTGTTTCCCTTGCCTCCCAGCCCTCAACGGGTTCGGGATCGGCGTGGCGAGACCAGCTACAGCCCATGCCCGGCGCGTTGGTCGCCCTCTGGCAACGCCAGCACAGGGTTTGTCCGGTTGTGCACGCTTCCATACCTATCTCCTTTTGCGGGGTGCAAAGGCGTATCCCGCCATGCACCCGATGAAAAACAACGGTATGCCCCAGCTAAAAAATGCTCCCCACATATTTACCTCCTTATTTCCCGTTAAGTTTTTTCCTGATTGTCCGCGTCACGCTTTCGTGGAAATATCCATTCACATCAAATCGCGTTCTTTCCTGCTTCCGGCGTTCTTCCTGCTTCCTTTTCTCCTGCCGCGCCATTATATCGGCGGCAAACTTTTCTCTGCTTACCATGGCTCACCTCACATAGTACCCGACGCAGTTGTCATATTTGTGCTTCCGCTTGGCTTGCAGTTCAAGGCTTTCATCGTCCTTTACCATTGCCGCCATGCTCCGTACCAGCACCAGCGGCGAACCCTCATGTGTGCCTTGGAGCCGCCCGTCCTTGAGCATGGCATAAACCGTCTTAGGGTTTACGTTCAGCAGCTTCGCCGCCTGAATGGGCGGTACATACTCGCCGTGCATCTTCACCATGCGCTCCTCCAGTGCCTCGACGCTGTTTATGCGCTCGTCCACGGCGGCGGTTATCATGTCCCGCAGGAGTTTGTTAAAATCGTTCATGGCTTTATCTCCCTGAATACGCAGTATTAACCTTCCCGTTCCTTATCTGTCGCGCAAACGAAAGAATCAGGTCTGTCCTTGTGCTTTAATCTTGCGATTATTACCCAGCCGCCGCTAAGTAGCTCGGCGGCTTCTTCTATGTCCTTTGCTTCCCTCACTTGTCTTATACACCAGTAGATTTGATTCATCTTCGTTACCTCCTAAATAAAAACCTTTCGCAGCTCTCTCCCGGTATCCGGTGCTTTATCCGTCCGTAAGCGCAATGCCCGCAGTTTACGGGGCTATATGCGCCGCCATAGTAGGTGTAGTGTTGGTAGTAGTGCTGACAGTTGGCGCAGACCGGTTCCCGTTCCCCTATGTTGTATTTCATGGCTTCCTCCCGCTCGTTGTAGTGCTCTATTCGCGCACTTCTTATTTGTATTATAGTGTTCTATCAGCACACTGTCAATACTTTTTAGTGTTCTATTAGCACACTTTTTTTGAGTTCTCGTGCGGTGTACAATCAGTACACTACATAAGCGGAGGTGGCATTATGGATTTCGGCAAGCGCCTTAATCAAACAAGGAAGGAACGAGGGAAAACCGCTCAAAACATGGCTGATATGCTCGGCATTGGTATTCGTTCTTATCGTGCTTACGAAAGCAACACCCGCGAACCATACTATGAAACGTTGGTGAAAATCGCCGACTACCTTGACGTGTCTACCGATTTTCTTCTTTGTCGAGATGATTTTCTCGCAAAACACGCTGATTAGTTTCAAGCAAGTCCTCTAATTTGTCCCATATCCAGATAGCACCTAACTTGTCGCCTGTTTCAATCGCTTTATAGTAGCGGATATTTATTCCCAAATATTCCGCTACCGCCTGCTGCGTCAGCCCCTTAGCTTTCCGTGCGGCTTGCAGGTTTTTCCTCATAGCTTTATCCCTTTCCTTGGAGGTATTTATGCCTGATGAATTATTCAAAAAACGTTCCCGCGAAGAGGCGGAGGCTTATCAGAAATACATTGAAACAAGTTTCTTTAAGCCTATGCGCCGGAGAAAGAGGCGTGAATGTATCATTCGGTGGCTTGCTCATAATTGGCTTGCCCTCATAGCCGTTATCCTCTCGCTAATCAGCACCGTAGTCTCCATTATCGCCTTAAATAAAGGTTGATTAACGTTATAACGATGGAGATCAGCGACAATACGACGCTGAAAGCGATTAGCTCTTCCTGCGTCCTCTGAACCAGCCAGTCTAAAAATCTATCCCACACTTGCTATCCTTTCCTGCGATCTGGTCAGAACCGCCCTTTCGACAGATTGTGATAAATACTTTTCCACGGTTCGGGGAGAGGGGTAATAAAGCCGCCGCTGACGGTCACGTCCCCTACAAGCTCTACCTCGATTACGGGGGGCTTCCCTGCTTCGTGGGTGATGGTGTACTTTCGTACAATATCGCTTACCGATATGCCGTTGATGGTTATTTCTCCGCTTGTGTCGTTTGTTTTGATTTCAACGTGGTTGTTCATCGTTTTACCTCACTATTACGGTTTAACCGTTATTTTCAAGCAAAAAATTTATCTCATTGTAATTTATCCCATATACTTCCTCGATTTTTTTAATTATAGGAATATCGGGAAACCGTTTTCCCATTTCATAATTTGCTATCGTTGCTACTGAAATGCCTATAAGTTCTGCCGCTTCCTTTTGAGATAGGTTCTTGTTTACCCTCGCGGCCTTTAATGTAATAGTCAACCGTGTCACCTCCTTGTGTCTCTATCATACTACGGTTAAACCGTAATGTCAACTCGTTTTTACGGTTTGTGTTGATTTTTTTATGGTTTAGTCGTATACTATGAGCAAGGAGGTTAATACCATGGAAAATTCTCTCGGAAATAAGGAAGTGATGGCGCGCAATATAAGGCACTATATGGAGTTAAATAATGTAACTCGCATTGAATTGTGTTCAGCGTTAGGGGTAAAGTATACGACATTCTCTGATTGGATAAATGCGAGAACTTATCCCCGCATCGACAAGATAGAGTTAATGGCACGGTATTTCGGCATCACAAAAGCCGATCTTGTTGAAGATCATACCGAGAAAGATGCGTTGATTAGCTACATTCTGTCTGGGGTGTCTCAGTTAAACAACGACAATCGGGCAAAGCTCCTTGACTATCTAAAGCTGCTTTTACAAAGTCAGCGATAAGGCGTAATTGCTCTGTTGACATTCTTTTTAATGTATCACGGGTGATTTCCATTATCCTACCTCCAAACACTTGTTCTATTCCGATAATAGCATTGTCCGTGACGGACGAAAAGGGGTGATTTTATTGAGAGTACCATAAACGGGACTGCGCTCAACGATGTTGCACAAATCGTGCCGCAAATTTTAATCGGCAGGGGCGATTTCTCACCCCCGCCTAAGACGGTGGAGAAGCATCGGGGAACCGTCCTGAATAAAGCATAGCATTTATACCGCTCTAATCAATACTCATAAATATAGTATTCGCTAACATTCTTGTTTTTTCGCCATACATAAATGAAGAAGGTGATACCCATTGATGTTGTACGAGAGTTTACGGGCCATGAAGGGCAGCATGACAGCGCAGCAGATAGCGGACAAAAGCGGCGTACCCGTTGCAACGGTAAACCGTGTGCTTCAGGGCTTGACGGAAAATCCGGGGTTCGATACGGTCTACAAGATAGTAAAGGCCATGGGCGGGAGCCTGAACGATCTGGACGAGGACGGCGCAGGAGAGACGGAAGGATTGACGCAGTTATATGAGAGAGGGTTAGATTACAGGGAACGGAAGATAAAGAAGCTGGAACGCACGATAATGATAATAGCGGTATTTACTTTTATTGTTATGGCGGCGGTCATAGGAATGCTAGTATATGATATGATGCACCTCGATAAAGGGTGGATAATAAAATAAATAATCCCCCGTGCCGAATTAGAGGGCGGCAACAGGGGACAAGGCGGATGCTTCTCCGCCTCCGATTTTAACACAAAAGGGAGGTTTTGGCAATGGCAAAGCAGAGCGACGGCAGATACCGGGCAAAAGTCACCGTCGGGCGGGCTGACGGAAAGAGCATAGTCAAGTACGTTTCCGGGCGCACAAGGAAGGAGCTGGAGGCCGCAAAGGAGGCCGTAAAGCAGGAATACATAACCGGCAGGAGTACGCCGGAAAACGCCGTTTTCGGGGCGTATGCCGTGCAATGGTATGAGATATATAAGAAGCCGAACATAGGCGCATCGGCGCAGAGCAGCTATAAGACCACGCTGAATCTGCACATACTTCCTGTTCTGGGGAATAAGCGATTGACGGCAATATCTACAATGGACTTGCAGGAGCTTATCAACTCAAAGGCGGATACCTGCGCCACTATAATAGAGAACGTATTCCATATATTAGAATCAGTATTCAAACAGGCGTATTCAGAAGGGATAATACAGCGGGATATAACTGTCGGCCTGATCAAGCCTTCGAAAGAAAAGTCAAGCCGCCGGGCGCTGACGGAAGCAGAGGAAGAAGCGGCAAAGAAGCTGATGCAGGAGGAAAACGGCCTGCTGGTGGCGTTGCTGTACTATACCGGAATGAGGCTCGGTGAAGCCCTCGGCCTGCAATGGGAATGTATAGATTTCAAGAAGAAGGTTATACACGTCCGGCAGCAGGTCAATTTAAGGAAGGGCACGATAACCCCGCCCAAGACGAAGGAGAGCATAAGGGATATCCCCCTGCCTGACGAGCTGGCGGAAATGCTCGTGCGGGGATTCCCGCAGGCGTTTGTATTCCCCGCCCCCGATGGAACATACTACCGCAATTCCTCTTCAAACAGGCTATGGCGTTCGTTAATGGAGCGTATGGCAGAGTTGGAGCCAAGCATCGAAACGAGAGAGGACGGCGCCTCCGTCCTCACGCCGCACTACTTCCGGCACAATTACGCCTCCATACTCTATAATGCCGGCGTTGACGTGCTTTCCGCGCAGAAATTCCTCGGCCATGCCAACGTAAAGGTAACGCTTGAAATTTATTCACACCTTTCAAAGGAAAAAGAGGACGCAAGCGCGGGCGCAGTTATAGACGCTTTCAAAAAAAGGTTGCCAGAAAGTTGCCAGAACAAAAACACAAAATGAGCACAAGTAAGCAAAAAAGCCCTAAATACCTAAGAAAAACGCCCGTGCAACACGAGCGTTTTTGATGTTTGGTATCCGGCGGCTACCTATTTTTTGTAGGATTCTAACGGTTTTTTCTTCCGTTAAAAGTGCCTGTTTGCCTGTGTTTTTGAAAAACAGGCTTTCGTGGGGTTTGAAAAAAAGGTTGCCAGAAAGTTGCCGGAAGGTTGCCAGTTACGCAGTAAAATATTTTTCAACCTTGAAATCCTTACCGTCTATATCGTTAATGAAATCTTTTGCAAGGCTGAAATAAAACTCCGGGTCTTCTCCCCTGCCTACCATTTCGGCGGTATCGTGGCTGTCGTTGTAGTACATATTCATGCACAGATAGTATTTGCATACTGCCGTTATGCCCTTCGTCGCCAGAAACGCCTTGATGGTATCGTAGTCCCATTTTTGACCGTATGGGCGCATACCCTTGACTATCTGCCGCGCCTCTTCGGGAGTTATCCGATATGCTATTTCTTCGAGGCAATACATTGTTTCTCTGTACACCTCCGGCAGACGGTCCTTTACCGTGTGCATCATATCAGAGAGCGCATCGGTCACTTCCGTCATATCGGTGTGTCTTTCGGATATCAGGCATATGATCTCCTTAAAGCTCATTACTCCGCGCCTCCGTCAATGCTTGCAAGGCCGTTAGCGGGTGTGCAAGTTTTATTGAGCAGTTTAAAGCTGCCACCAGTGGCGTTGGTTTTGACGATGGTAGCATACCTGGTGCGGGTGCGTATGGCGCAGGCTGTGACCTGAGCGCAGCAGCTATCTATCAGCGGGTACTGTTCCGTGCCGGCGCCTATGGTGACAAACACGGGCGCGGTTATAGTGGTAGCTGCCGGGATAGACTGAGCTACCACGATGCAGTATTTCTGATTGTCGTTATAGTTGCCTGCCGGGAGGTTGATTATTAGCCCGGTTCCCGCCGTGAAGGTAACGGCCTGGGAGATTATAAGGTTGGGGCAGAGTTTGCATACATTTTTACAAGCCATTTTTTATGCTCCTTTCGAAAATCAAGGGGCAGCATACGCCGCCCCGATATATCACGGCATAGCCGGAATTAGCAGCAGCAGCCGCAATTATTACCACAGAAGGGAGAGTTCCCCGCGTTGTAGGTGTAACCGTTGGGATAGCGGACTACTCCGTACATGCGGTTATCCATTTCAAGGCTGGACACTTTGTCCCTGAGAGCCTGCATTTCGTTCGCCTGTATCAGGGAGCGGGTGGCCTCGGCCTCGGCGTGGATAGCGGTGGTTATGTCGCAGGTGTTCTGGTTCATCTGCGCTGAGAGGTTGGCTATACCGAGCCTCTGTTCACAGCAGCAGTTTGCGAGCTGGCTGGACAGGTTCCGGCCTTCGGTGGTGATAGCGTTGTTCAACGCGAAGGTGGAATCACATATACCGTTGCCGATGTTAGTCAAGCGGTCATTGATCTGGCCGAAGTGCTGACCGAAGAGAATTTCCTGCTGAGACGCAGCGGTGGCATACTGTCCAAATTCGCCCTGGCGGTTCCAGCCGCCAAAGCCGCCGCCCATCATAGCAAAAAGTATGATAAGGGCGAATATCCAGAAGCCTCCGTTGAAGCCGTCAGTCTTGCCATCAGTTACCGCGGCTATATCCGCGAGAGAGGGCATATTATCCATAGTTCTAAAGTTCCTTTCGATTTATATTCCAATCCCGCGCGCGCTTCGGGTAATGGTCTATCTTAATTCAGAAAGAATATCCTCCGGGTCTACCCCGTATTGCTTGCAGGCCGCATAAAACATCTGTTTAGGGTCGCCGTTGCCTATCATCTGCTTTATCTTCTGCATTTGCCCAGGAACGGACATCATCTGTTTAGCCTGCGCTATCATTTGTGGGTTGAGTTTCCTCGGATTTCCTCCGCTTAGCATTTGTAGTATCGGGTTTGGCATTTATCATTTCCTCCAATCTGGCTATTCTCTGTTCAAGGCCGTTCACGTCGACAGGCGGAGCGGGTTTATACGGGGTTATGCTGTAAGGCGAGAGAGAGGGGAACCCGGCCCCGTCCGTTGTTTTAAGCCACACTATGGGGGCCGTTTCGTCCAACAGGAGAACGGAGCTATTAGGGGGCATTTGATATGCCTTTGCGCCGCCCTCGCCGTTCACTTTGACTACTTCGGTTCGCTGATATTGGGTTTGTTGGTTAAAATAAGGTTGGTATGGATACACTGTTTCACGCTCCCTTCTACCTGAATTTTGGCATAAAAAAAGAGCCGATAGGATTGCTCCCATCGGCTATTTATCGGCTATTTACAGTGCGTTTTCAGTTGTTTTTCGGCAGCCTTGCACCGCCTGCGTATCTGGTCATATTCAAGGGGTATTTCAAATTTAAGCTGGTACTCGCCCGTCAAAGCGTCGTATGGTACTCCGTCTAAAAGGCGGCGGGTTATCAGCCAGCGGTCTTTTTCATTATGTATCCATTCGTGTATGAGTGCCTCCCATTCCGTGCGTGAACGGGAATTAAGCAATGCTTTATCCATTTCAAAGGGGCCCGCTTCTCCAAAAGCCTATACCTCCTTTATAAAAATACGCCCCCCGATTAAGGGGGGCTATTGAAAGGGAATCCCGTCCGGGGGCTACTGCTTGTTGTAGTTGGCTGAGGATATGCCCAGCACCGCGCCCAGGAACGTGTCAATGGCGGTGATGGTGCCAACTATCTCCTCAGGATAGGGGAGCTGCCATATACCCGCGAGGGCGAAGTACAGTGTGCCTATGGCGGGCAGCCAGATCAGGGCGATTGCCTTGAGAATGTCGTATACCTTATTTGAGAGTTTCATGTTTTCCTCCTTTAGTTGTTGTGTGCTTCAAGCCTGTCCAGCCGGTGGTGGGCGCTTTTCGCGCTTTCCTCCACACGGGCCACGCGGCGGTCTATGTCCTCGATTTTTGTAGCCTGCGCCCGCATATCGAGTTTGATATCGTCCACGCCGCGCTTGATGTAGTCCACGTCCGATTTAAGCGCGGTATCAATGGCGGTGTCGTGTGTAGCCGCATCAACCGCGTCTTTCCGTGCGGTCTTTATGTGGGCCAGCCAGCCCAGCAAAATGCCGCTCAGTCCCGTTACGATTGCCCATATCCATTCTTTGGTCATGGGTGCTCCTCCTTATTTTTTTAATGTGCCTACATAGATTTTGCCGTCCACGGATACGGTAGCCTGCAACGCCTCCGGCAGTGTGGCGGCGTAGTCCTGTGCAAACCGCCGTATGGCCGCAATGGTGTTTTTGCCCGCTATGCCGTCCGCGTCCCCTGCGTCATAGCCCAGAGCGTTAAGGGCGGTTTGTAACAGTTTGATGTCATTGCCCCGCATCATAGGGCTGGTCAGCTCGATTATCCGGGGCGCGGCGGGTACTGCCTGTTCCGGCTCATCGTCTTTCGCGTCACCGGAGATTATGTCCCAGCGCCCGTACTCGTTCCAGTAGGCGGGACCGGAAGCGTTTATCCCCCGGAGCACAACGCCGTCATCGCGGCCCTTGGATTCAATCACCTTATCGTTGCCGACATATACGCCTACATGGTAGATGTATTTGTACGTTCCGCCGCCGTCCTTATTCTTGTCGCGATACCTAAATACCAGGTCGCCGGGCTGAAGCTCGTCCCGGTGTATCCGCTTGCTCTTGGAGTACATTGTCCGGCTGTTTACCCTGCCGGAAAGCCCTTTTGCCATTAAAAATCCGCATATAAGGCCGGAGCAGTCAAAGGCGTACAGCGGGCATTTCCCGGCCTTTTGCATGTACCGTATGGCCCGCTCCGCGTTGGTGCTCGATGTCTCCTTATTCCGTATCCATTTTTCGGGGTCGCTCATGCCGGTAAGGCACTGCCCCCTCGCGCCCCAGACGTATGCGTCGCCGATGTGCTCGCCGAGGTAGGATAAAAACTGTTGTACCAGTGTCATTTGCGTTTACCTGCTACCGCAAGGCCGAACCCTATCAGGGCTATGGATACCGCATATGCGAGGACGGAGGCACCGCCGGTCTTGGGTATCTCCATCTTATTATTGGGTATGGGCTGTACGGCGGGCTGTGCGGCGTTAAAATAGTAGGTTTTGCTTACAGTCCTGTTTTTCTGCATGGCGTTGTAAAGTTCTTCGGCCGTGGTGGCGTTTTCGTAGGCCATGTCCTTGACGGTTATACGGAGGGCGGCGGGCTGGTCGGTAACTATGCCGCTCAGGTAATATGTGCCAGCCTCCAATCTCATGTCGTTTGCGTCCAGCTTTACGCCGTCCAGGTCGATTATAAGCTCCATGTCGGTCAGGTCATAAAACCGGGGTATGCCCAAGTCAACCTTGAGCAAAAACAGCTCGTTGTTGACGTAGGTCTTGGATACCGCCTTGCCGGTCTGGTAATCCAGCGCGGTTATATCCAGAGTTACGGGGTCTGCGGCGTATGCTACGGTGCAAAGGCACAGCATGAGCATTACCGCGAGGATACAAGTGAGTTTCTTCATTTTGTTTTTTCCTTTCTATTTTAGATTTTTATGCAGCGGTTCTCGAATTTCTTATATGCATCGAGGTACACTTCGTTTTTGTCGCCGTTGTAGGTAATCTCGTAATACATACCATCGGGGAGTGTGGTGGATACAAGTGCCTTCCAATTCTGGAGGGTCTTGCATTGCCAAACAACATAGGTATCAGTCATGTTGATTGCTATGCCGTCCGTCTTGTCGAGGTGCTCGTTTACATAATCCCTCACGATTTCACGAGCCTTGAGTGTGTAGTCCATTTTGTTTTTTCCTTTCTTTTTTTGTTTTTTTGATTATGAAAAAAGAGCCGTGCGGCTCCTTATTCCGTGTATTCGCTCCATTTGGAGCTTCCCGCCTTGGGCTTGTAGACGGTGGACTTGATGTGCTGCTCGGTGCATTGCCACGTTTTACCGTTGTAGGTAACTATGGTATCTACCTCAATCACCGTGCCGTCCTCGATGTCGTTCCACGCGGGATATGTCACGGTCTGCACCGCCCAATATGTGCCGAGGTTTTCGGCAGGGGGCTTGTTGCGGCTGTATTTGAGGGCGACATATCCGCCCTCAACCGTATCCCCGGCTATATAGCGGGTCTCAGCGTCCCACGGTGCGCCTTGCGTGGGGGTGGGGGTAAGCCCTGCCCGCGCCGCCGTCAGCACCTCTACAAGGTCGGTCTCGTGCGCCTCGATTTCCGCTTTACGCACGGCTACCAGCGCCATAAGTTCACTGCGCGTCATTGACATTCACCCCCAGCTCCGCAAGCGCGTCTATATAGTCCTGTGTGGTGGCCTGCGCCTCATGCTCCGTCCAGCTCTGGACTATCGCTTCGCCGCTGTCCTCCCAGCTCTCGGTATAATAAAAGCCCTCCTTTGAGGGCATGGGGGAACGGGTCACGGGCTTATAGCCCAGTTCCTTTATCGCCGCATCGTCATTGGTGGAGAGGTGCGCCCCTGCTGGGTGCGTCACACCGTTGATTATAAGCGGCGATTGTAACTCAACCGGCAGGCGTAAATATTCGGGATACCCGCCCACCAGCTTGGCATAGTTTGTGTTTAGCATTGTATTCTCCTTTTTATTCTTGCCATGCTACATAGCGGTAAGTGCCAACAAAATAGCATTGGTCATCCGAGTCGACCTTAACGTTTGCAATCGTGAACCCGCTGTCGTTCACAGCGAACTGAACGGATGATGCGTTCATATACCATGTATCCACGTTAAGACATAATACGTTACCATCGTATGTACTCAAAACATGAAATTGTAATGCTGATTCCGTTCTCTCTGACGCTATAAACACCGCAACATGGTCGGGTCTAAAACCTGTTTGAGCAGATATTGATGTTGTTGTATAATGGGAATTGCCCGCATTTACTGTTCCCGTTGCTATATTTTTCGCCTTTGCCATATTACTCATCAGCCTCCTTCGTAGCATAGGTATCATGCGCTTACAACCTCCTGCACCCCCCACACACCGTTGTATACGTCAAATTCATAGGTCTTGCTTGCCTCTATTGCCGGGGCCTCACCTAAATAGTTCGCCCCGCTCACAAACGACACCGCGACCGAGGCCGCTGTGCTGAATGTGCCGTGCGCCCAGCCGGATGCGGGCGGGGTAAACACGTATGTACCCACAGGAGAGGATACGTTATATATGGTGTTTGCCGTCAGCGCCGCGCCGCTGGCGGGGAGGGAGGAAGCCATAACAGGCGGGGTCAGGTAGTCTACACCGCCCTCGGCCTGTGCCACTTTGCCGCCCGCGCCCTTGAGCAGGCCGTTAATGCTGGTCGCGGTGTCGGCGGTTATCTCGTTAGGGCCAGCGGGGCCCTGTGCGCCAGTGTCGCCCTGTGCGCCAGTGTCGCCCTTTGCCCCCTGCGGGCCTTTGATGCTGACGCTTGCGGGGTTATCCAGCCCGCCGTTATTACTCCATGAGAGTATGCCCTCGGCAGAGACGGCGGGGGTAAAATACGGGCCAGTGTCGCCCTTGGGGCCGTCTGCGCCCTTGGGGCCTTGTATACCCTGCGGGCCTTGCTCGCCCGTATCGCCCTTCGCGCCGGGGTCGCCCTTCGCGCCTTTTTCACCTGTCGCGCCTTTTTCGCCTGTCGCGCCTTTTTCGCCCTGCGGGATGCCGAACTCAAAATCAAATACCTTTGCGGTGTCCGCGCCGCTTGCCGTTACCTTTACGGTGGCGGCGGCTCCGGCAGTGAGGGTATTTGCCGTGGCGGTAGGAGTGCCAAAACCTGCGGCTGTGCCGGGGTCGCCCTTGGGGCCTTGCTCGCCTTGTATGCCCTGCAAGCCTTGTATGCCCTGCTCGCCCTGCTCTCCTGCGGGGCCTTGCTCACCTGTGGGGCCGCGCTCGCCCTGCGGGCCTTTAATGTTGACATCGGCGGGATTGTTCACCCCGCCGTTGTTGCTCCATGAGAGTATGCCCTCTGCGGATACCGAGGGGGTAAAGTAAGGGCCGGGGTCTCCTTTAACGCCCTGTTCCCCCTTTGCGCCGGGGTCGCCTTTAGGACCTTGCTCGCCAGTCGCGCCCTGCTCTCCCTTTGCGCCAGTATCGCCCTTGGCTCCCTTGGGAACGCCGAACGTAAAGGCGAATACCTTTGCGGTATCTGCGCCGGAAGCTGTCACCTCCACAGTAGCGGGAACTCCCGCGTCAAGGGTAGTCGCTGTGGCGGTCGGTGTGCCGAATCCGGCGGCTTCGCCCTTGGGGCCTTGCGGGCCAGTATCGCCCTTCGCGCCCGTGTCGCCCTTAGGGCCAGCGGGGCCTTGATCGCCTTTCGCGCCCTGCAAGGGGCCGTTGTTTACCCACTTGGAGTTTACGCCGTCCCAGATATATATATCATACGGTTCGCCCGCGCCCACGCCGTAAGCGTCACCAGCGGAGGGGTTAGATACTCCGGCTTGTAATGCGGAGAGGGAAGCGTAATAGCCTAACACGGCAAATCCTTCGCCAGTGTCGCCCTTGTCTCCCTGTATGCCCTGTGGCCCCCGTATATTGACTGTGGCGGGGTTTTCCAGCCCGCCGTTATTGCTCCACGATAAATCGCCGTCAGCGGTCACAGAGGGCGTATAGTGCGCTCCTGCGGGGCCTCGTTCGCCCGTGGCTCCCGTATCCCCCTTGGGGCCCGTTTCTCCCTTGTCGCCTTTATCGCCTTTCTTGCCTTCGGGGCCTTGGGGGCCGACGGGGCCAGCGTCGCCCTGCAAGCCTTTCTTGCCCTCCGGGCCTTGCGGGCCGGTAGGGCCTTGCTCACCACGGGGGCCTTGCAAGCCTTGTATACCCTGTTCGCCCTTGGGGCCTTGTATTCCTGCGGGGCCTTGTACACCCTGCGGGCCTTGGAGGCCTGTGGGGCCTATTTCACCCTTTTCACCCTGCGGGCCTGTGGGGCCTGTGGGGCCTGTGGGGCCTGTCGCGCCTAACGCCTGGGATACTAAGTCCTGAACCTCGGCAAGAAGCTGTTCCGCCACACTGGGGGTGGGAAGATTAGAACCGGGAAGGTCGGCTATTATCTCAATGGGCCGCGTTCCCGTCCACTTGGCTATGATGTTCTTCTCATCGTTCGCCAGATTGGCCAAAAGCGTGAGGTTCATCATTCCCCTTTTGCCCGTAAACAGCGGCGTGATATGCCATGTAAGGGTTATTTCTTCCCCCACATCTTTATACAGCACATACCTTGCTTCCGTGCCGTCCATGGGCCAGTACGCCTTTATGGTGAAACCTGCGGCGGCAAGGTCTACATCACGGGAATCTAAGGGTATGCTGATAGTGACGGTATCCGCCAGACTTTCGCCCTCGATAACAAGGGACTGTATAGGGGTGGTGAGAAGATACTTTCCGTCAACCGTTATTCTGTGCATTGTTCGTCCTCCGCAAGTTTTTCTAAGGCCAGAATACAGCCTAATTTCGCGTCTAAGTCCGCTTTTGATACAACAGGTATAGAAGTATTAAGTGTGCGTATTATCGCTTGTATAACGGCTTTCTGTTCGTCTGTCATTGTTCTAACCTCTTTATCCTTTCGTCAAGTTGTCTAATCAGGCTATGTGTAGCCTGTGCGTCAGCCCACAGAATAGCAGGAACGCGGTCATATTCCACCGATTCAGCCGTTACCTCCCGCGTTTCTTTGTCAGTTTGGTAATCTACCAGCCACGGAAATTCCGTTTCAAGCTCTTCGGCGATAAAGCCGTAAAAATAGCGGCCTTTGTCTAAGCCGCTTTTAGGAGTGTATGTGACCGCCCTCACGCGGTCTATCCTGTCGCTTACGCTGTCATACTCCCTGATATCGTGTATCTCCTTTTTATATTGTTTGGAAGAAGAAGTTATACCAAGGGAATACCTACCGTCTGCCTGTTGAACAAGCCTTACGTTGGAACTACCACTGGCTGTGGGAGGATTATACATAAATATACGATCATCTATCAATGCACTATCCATGGAAATATTATTGGCAGATATACCTCCGTCAACGTATAGATAATAAGATATCATTGAATTATAGCCACCTGAGATTTCAATTCCGCCAAGCTTTATACAGCCATTATAAGTATCCGAATAAAGCTGTACTTTGGAGCCGCTCAAATTATCACCATTAATTGTAAACCCCGCAATCGTACCGCCTGATGCCGTAAGGTTGCCGGTGGTCACTGAGCCGCTTACGGTGGCGTTTACGCACGTCATTTTGCCGTTTGTATCTATCTTGAAGTTGTTGTTTGCCGTGACAACGCCGTTAAGGTTTATCTTTGACGCGCTTATTGATACCGCTTCCGAGCTTTGATTTATGGTGGAAATAATGTTGTCCTTGGTGACGGTACTCGACAACCCCTCGGCGGTTATTTCAAGCTGCGTCTGCATATTCTGCGTCCACGTGGTAGGCATACATACGGTGTTATCTACCACCCACGCCGAACCCGTGTAACGCTTTATTTCCTTTGTCGAGGGATTGTACCAGTATTCGCCCTCCTTTGCGCCCGTGGGCGTGGCAGTCTGATTGTATTTAGGGGATATAACCGTCTGCCACGCGGAACCCGTCCATACCTTTATCTTGCCATCGTTGTACCATTGATACCCCGTATTCGCGGTTTTCTGGTCTTCGTCCCACCCTAAAGAGGGGTCGGTGTCGGATTCAACGGGGGTCAGGAAAGCTACCCGTGTAACCGTCTGTTTCATTCCCTCAACGGTCATTTCTATTTCATGGGCTGCGCGTCCGGCTATGAGCGTCCGGCGGTTCTCCGCGCTTATGGCGGGGCGTGAGGGGGAGCCGGAGCTTATGTACTGTATCCTTGCCCTGCCCTTAAAGGTCAAGTCCATGCGGTAAATGGGGAAGGTGTAAGTCCCATCGTCCGTGACTACCTTTATCATGTCGCCCGCTTCCAAAGACCAATCGCCCTTTGCGTCCAACTCGACAGGCGTAAACGCCGCAAAAGAGTTTAAGCGGTTATAGATAACCTCTGCATAAGGTCTTATCTGTGCATCGGTATAGCCATACAGCATAGGGCAGTCTATTATCTGATAGGCGTTCGTTCCCGTGCCGACTATTACGCCTATATCCTTCTCGGAAGCGGCTACCTGTAATTTGTCTATCTTGGCTACCTGATACTCCGATACCACGGCGTTATAATAGTCCGCAGAATTGGCGGTCTTATTAAAGGTGATATCGGTATCGGTGAACCACGCCAGTTCACATACTCCGCTTCGGGATATGCGGGCAAAGGAACACGCCGCCTCGGCTATCCATTGCAGAACTTCCCGGCAGAGAACATCTTGCGTCCTGAACAGCGGCGAATCAAAGGTTTTCCCCGAATTGGGGAAGTCTGCCGTTGAAGCGGGTACGCCGACATGAGCGCAAAGCAATGTGAAAATATTTTTTAGTGTAGTCGGATACGAAAGGGAATTAAGAAAAGCATCTGCGCTCACATCGAACTTTACCATTCTGTCATGGGCGGTGATGCTTATTTTTTTAGGTTTTAGTTTATCGGGCTTTTCGGAGATAAACACGCCCAGAGGAACGTATTCGTATTCTTCCCCCACGAGTACGCCTATCGAGGCGGTGAACTCCGTGCCGTCAAAGTTAAAAGAGGACAGCCCCCCGTCAAAGTTAAGGAGTTCTATCCCCAGCTCTGCAGAACAGGCCGCGCCTATCGTCAGTTCTTCGTCCTCGAAAGCCATGCTTGAATAGGTCAAGCCGGAGATAGAGAGGTTTTGTTCCGCTATCTGATTTTCGCCGAATGTCAGCTTTAGCTTTTGGGGCTTGCCCGACATTACGGCGTTACGAAAGCCTGTGCTTACTGTATACATTTTGCCTCCAATAAAAAAGACACCCGAAGGTGTCACGGAGTATTTATCTTAATGAGCCGATAATTCCGAGTAAAAGCAATATGCCGAATGCGATTAGGATTTTGGTCAGGCAACCGCTCTTCTTAGGTTTACCGCCCAGATATACATTAAATCCGCCGCCGCCTGTCGGCGTGTCGTTTATATTTACCGATTTGGTTTCCGCTGGAACGGCGTTTGCGCCCTTGGTCACTATCTTCGCGGAACCCTCTGCATTGCCGTACAGTCCATACCCGCGCTGGAACCAGAGAGAAATTTTCGCGCTATCCCGCCTGTCTTTTATGGTTATTCGTGCTTTAATGGCTTCATTCCTCGTTCTTATGTCAAACACGTGCCTGCCTACCGGGCATTCTATAAAACTGCGTTCGCCCAAACCGAGCCGACACACTTCTTCACCGTCCTCGCTGACTACAATTTGTTCGGCGTATGAACCTTCCAACTCCGGGCGTTCTATTATCACATTGGGTTCGAGTATCGTTGTTTTTACACGTTCCAAGCCCTCTTGTGCCTCCTGATTGTCCATGTCAATATCAAGAGCACGGTCGTAATATTTTTCGGCTTCATCAAGCATTTGCCGTTCTTCGTAGTCTTTCGCTCTTTTGAGAATGTTATTGATTTCGGACGAGCGATTTATGTTTACCGTTCCGCTCACTTTCTGTACGGCATCGGCGATCATTATCTTGGTTCCGCAATAATTACAGAAACCAAATTCCCTATCCTGATCTAACTCTATATCGGCATTACAGTTCGGGCATTTAAGAGCTATTATTTTCATAACAAAACCCCCTAAAGATATGTAATTTCATTATTACGCCTTTAGGGGGAAGTGTCAATACTCTATTACCGTCATGCTCAAGGAAATATACGCCTTGTTCTTATCACCTTCGGGAAACCAGATAATTTCTTCTTTCCTGTCGCCTACATAAAACGTGCCGGAATAGTTACCCGCAAGGGTCTTAGGGTTCGGACAGGTAAAAGGAAAGCTGTCGGAATCGACAGCCTGTAATATCGCCGAGCACAGCTCCCATGTCAGCACGTCCCACGACAATTCAACGGTCAGTTTCTGCGCTACCATCGTTCGGTTGAGTGTGCCGGAAGCGTCTCTTTCAGCCTCCGTGTCAAGGTCAGCGAGTGTCATATTCAGTTTAGAGGGGTCGGGGAGCGTATAGCTCCCTGCCTTTAAGCCTATATCATATCTATACATCACACGTTACCTATGGCAATATTGTTCATATTGACCGATTGATTGACTATCCTGCCCAGCTTCGCAGAGGGATACAGTGCTATCTCCATATCCTTATCCGCTATCCTCTTGAGCAGGGCTATGATGGTTTGGGTATCCTTATCGTTCAGCCCGCCCATTATGGATTGCAGCTTATCAAGGGGGGCTATGACTTCGGGATTGTTCTTGGCGTTGGCGTATTCGCCTACCCTTGCAAGGGTATCGCCGTAAGCAAGGCCGCCCTGCGCCAGCAGGGGAATAGTTTTAAGGGTAAATAATTGTTTGTCTACGCCCGCGAATATCGTTTTGCCGCCAATAACAAGAGGATCAATGGTAATGTGCATCTTCTCATTTACCCAGTTGATGAGCTTGTTCATCAGCGATATAGCAGCGTTAATGGCTTTCTTGAACACGTCCTTAAACGCGAGCTCAACTCCGTCCATAGCAGAAGTCCACTTTTCTTTTGTGAACCACGGCTCAACATTCTCACGGAACCATTTCACAATGCCTAAAGTATTCCACCATTCAACGACGGCCTCCCATTTCTCTCCGATGCCTTCTTTCATGCCTTCACCGGCTTCTGCCCACTTTTCTTTAGTCAACCACGGCTGAACCTTTTCCTCGAACCACTTGGCGATACCAGTATTCCCCCACCACTCCTTGAAGCTGTTCCATTCTTCGCGGAGGTTATCCAAGCTAAGGGTTGCACCCTCCGTGTTAAGGCGAACCTGTTTCTCGTTTTCAGGCTGGAGGTTTTCCCACCATTCCCTTATCTCGTTCCAATCCCCAACCGAATTTTTTTGTTCGATAAAAAAGTTAGCGCGTAAAGTCTTTCTATCATCCTTGACTTGCGCCCAATCTATAAGCTTTTTCGATTGGTCGTCAGCCGGTTCCGCCGAAATTACACTTTCAACATGGATAACCTTTGCACCATACTTATTGGTTTTACCTGTATCGTATGTTTTCTTTTTTGAACCGCGCATTTGGCTAATCTCAAATGGAGTTCCTGTTATCAGGGTATCAGCGGCGGCAAGCGCAGTCTTAAAGAGTTTCCATGCTTTCTTAGCTATTGATTCCCAATCAATATTTTCAAGCATTTCCCTCAGCTTCGAGCTTACCTCGTCCCAGTTCGTTGTTTCTATAATACCTGTCAGAAAATCAAGAACACTGCCTATCTTCGCCTCTATAACATCAGCGGTCGCGGTTGTATCCCAATCTTCCACAAAGCCATTGATAAAATCGCCTATGCCTTTTCCGAGGTCGCTCCATTTGATACCTTTGAGCCACTTTGCAACAACCTTCATAGCAAGGTTAAACCCGTTGGCGAGGGTATTGCCGAGCTTACGGAAGTTGAAGTTCTCTATAAAGCCGTTTACCGCTTCTACGATATCCTGAACGGTTTTCAGTATCTTAGGTCGGAGCTTATCTATCCAACCGTTGAGCTGGCTTACTGCGGTATTTAAGCCTTGTGCAATGACTGTACCTACACCTTTCCAGTCTCCGGCTTTTATGGCGGCTTTAAGTTTATCCATCCATTTGGAAACATCGGTCGGAAGCATACTCTCAACAGATGTTTCCTTGAACATTCCGGAAGTATCCGCGCCTCCTGTTCCGCCGCTGTCCTTCTGCTGCTGGATAAGGTTGATCTGGTCGAATCCCGCAAGAGTGCCTTTCAGATCTTTTGCGGCTTTGTTGGATTTATTAAGGGATTTTGCGTAATCCTGCTGCACATATACCGCCTTTGTAAAGGTGGAATCGCCTCTGAATTTTGCGAACAGTGCGCCCAGCATATTAAACAAACCGGCTACCGCCTGCATTATCTTGTTTATTACCGGGAGTATGGATTGCAGAGCAGGAAGCAACATAGCTGCTATACTGTTTTTGACATAAGTAAAACCGCTTTGCAGCTGGGACATGGCGGCGTTGGCCTTATTACTGGCCTGCACCATATTATTCATACCTTCGGTAGTTCCCATGATTAAGGCATTGATACTTCGCCATATAATCATACGCGACAGTATCTTTGTCACAGCCTTTCCCATTTTAGAGAAACCAGAAGTGATATCTTTTACTTTGGTTTTAACCGCATCTACAGCCTTGCCGAATACTTTCTTTACAGCTCCGGCTATTTTCGATACGACAGCTCCGACTTTTGCTTTTATCCCTCCAAAAGCCGTGACGATCTCGCCAAACTTCTCTTTGATTGTCCCGACCTTTTCCCTGAATACGTCGAACTTACTGCCGGCCCCTTCCGTCTCGCCTTGTATTTGTTGCATTTTTTGAATGGCTTCATCAATACTTGGAATCCAGTTTTTATCTTTTCCCCTGAATGCCTGTTCGATACTCTTACCACCATTATCTTCCCAAAGAGCGCGACGCTTGGCGTATGCCTCGTTTGCATCAGCACGGGCTTGCGCTTCATCCTCTGCGGCGGCGCGTATCCTTGCCGCCGTTTCCTCGGCGGCATCGGCGGCCAGTTTCGCCCAACGTATTTCATCAGCTCGTGCAGCAGCTTCTTTTTTTGCCGTCTCTTCCGCCGCTTTATTGGCTTTTGAAAGCCTTTGTTTTGCAATAGCCAACCGCGCATTGGCTTCTTCCATTTGAGCCGCGTACTTCACCCTTGCGGCTTCGGTTTTAAGCGCTTCCCTTTCCGCTGCGGCCTGTGCGCGTATGGCCTTCGCGTTCTGCATACTGCTTGCCGACTGCTTTACAAATCGGTTAAGTCTGGTTTCCAGCTCGGTCAAGACCTTCTCGGCGGTTGAAGCATCACAACCGACTAAAATTTGTAATTCTTCAACGACCACGGACATATCCTCCGAATTTATTTCTTATTTCGTCTATCCTGTTGTCAAGGCTCCGCTCCCACGACGCAGGAACAAACAGTTCTTCATACTTCGGCAAATCGTGCTTGGACTTGGAGAACATATTGCTTATGTTGGCGGCAATAAACCTTGATACCAGCACGCTTGAATAGTACATTTCCCTGCACTGGTTTTCCTCGCGGGCTTCGATGTAGTCTACAATATCGGCGGGTTCATGCTCCCAAAACTGGTTTGGGAGCATTCCCGCCATGCTTGCACGTTTGAGCAAATCGTAGATTATATCGGTGAAGTCCTTTTCAATGTTTTTCTTAACGTCCTCGAACTGCTCTCTTAGCGAACGACGCTCTTTGCCACGTCCGCCGCCGCCGCCGTTATCGCATCGGTCATTGCCGCCGACATATCCAGCTTGTTTAAGGGCTCCCTCATATAGTCCTGAATGCTCTGCCCTTTCAGGTCTACACGACCGAAAAAACCCATACCGTAAGCAAAGTTCACCAGCTCGGTATAGATGTCCTCCATGTAAGTACCCTGCTCCATGAGCTTGTCAAACTCGTCAAACACTGCCTGCTTATTCTTGGGCTTGGGGTTTGCAAACGACATTACCACATCTGCAAAGAAATCTAAATCGCCCTGCTCGTAAGCGGTGAGGAACTTTACTTTGAGATTAGGAGCACCTATTTTCTGTTTGAGGTCGCAATAAGCCTTGCAGGAGGCTTTAAGTTCAAATTCACCGATATTCATGTTGTTCTCCTTTATACGGGGGTAGTTACGGTTTTGCCGTTGAACAGGTCAACATAGGAAGTCGTTTCGCCCTGGAATGCGATATACACGGAATCGCCGACAAGGTTGACGGAGAATGCGCCCGTCTGGGCGTTGTTCGCCTGCTGACCGCCTGCGTACATGGATACGACCTTGCCCTTGTACAAAATGCCGGTTCCGATTTTGCTCGGGTCAGAAGGTATCTCGTACTCTTCGTAAATCCAGATAACATCACCGACCAGAAGTCCCATCTTCGCCATATTGCCGGCCTCGGCGGTGAAGTCGGGAACAATGGAATACTCGAATACGGGCATTTCCTGCTGACCGGCAAGGTTACGCACGAAATATTCAGATATAATGTTTACGGAAACCTCGGAGGGTGAGCCGCCCTTATCGGGGGTCTGGGTAAGACCGGCTATCTCGGTCTTGTTTGCCATAGTGTAGGCGGTATCATAAAATACGCGCTGGCCTACGGAAGCTTGATACTGTGCCATATATTTCTCCTTTTAAAAAGTTTTGGTTTTTTTGAAATAGACCACGTTGACGTGCCATTTGCCGCTTGAATCGCGGTATGGCTCTGTCGTGCGGGTCTTTATGTAGTGTTTTTCCAACATTGCGGCGTGGAGTTTGTCAGCCAAATCGAGAACGCCCGTAAATCCCTTGGTGCTTATGTAGGTCTCGCCCCACACACCACATCTTATTGAGGTGGCGGGAAGCGCTTCGCCCTCTAAGGATTTTACCGATGTCTCCTGTGTGATGTTCAATGTCACGATAGGATACCTTTCGGGGGTCTCGTCAGATTCCGGCTGAACCTCAACTTTAAGTTTTTTGTTAAGATACTTCTGAGCGTCCTTATAGATATTCGTCATAGCAGTTTCCTTATCTCGTCCGCCACGGACTGAACGACAAAATCCTTTGCCGCGTCAAAGGCGGGCTTCATATAGGGGTGAGGGTGTGCGCCATAAACCTTGTAGAACAGTCCCTTCTTGCTTAGGACGGTCTCAAAGTTGTACTTGCTCAGGTCTGCCATGCTCTCATGGACATACCACGGGATTTTTGCCGAAGAACCCAGCTCGTTATAAATACCCGTACCGTATTCCAGCGTCATAGCCTGTGGGATAGCTGCGGTATGTACCTTCCCCTTTATGGCCCCCGTTTTCTCATCGAAGATGGTAAATTCTATCGAATCTTTCAATTCCCCCGAATCAACGCGAACCATGGAGATAGCTATATCCGCCATTTCCTTACCGCCGCTTTCTATGCCTTTTCGGATAGCGGACTGAATATCCGGCCTTTCAAATCTCCGTATTACCTTGACTTTTACGTTAAACATACTTCTTTGCCGTGTATGTCGCGAACCCACGGGCGGAGTTGACAGATTCCACAATATAGCTTGGCGTTTCCTGCGGGTCATTCAAGCAGATTCCGTCACCCTCGACTATCTGAACAGGACCGTCGGAGGGGTCTTTGCAGATTTTGATATATTCCTTGATACGTTCGCCGTACATAGCTATATCCTCTGCGCTTCCGGCAGAGTTAGCCACAAGCTTATACCGTCTGACTAAGGCCCACTCTGAAACAACAGTCTGCCCGTTCATCGTCTCCTTAATGGGGGCAAGCACATAAACGTCCTTCTTATCCTTCGCTCTCATATACCGCTCCTAACGGGTTCATTTTGCCTTTTAAGGCTTGTTTAAGGTTCTCGGTGATATCTATATAGTTAGTGGACACTCCCGCCGCAGATTGGGAATTAAAGGCTTCTGCGCCCATCTTCCCTATCGCCTTTACCGCCGCGTCCTCTATATAGGGCTCTAACCACTTCGGAGGCTCCTTGTAGCGGGTAATGGCACACGCTACTGCGGTATACCGCTCCAAAAACATCAGGACAACGCCATCCGGCGCACCCGTTTGAAGTTTTACGTTGTTTACCATTACCTCATTCATTTATTCCTCCTTTTTGGGGCGGCCCCGCCGCTTGGGTTCTTCTTCCTTAAACTCTCCGTCGTGTTCGTATCCCAGGGCGATAAGCTTTCTTATCGTCGCTTCGTTGGAAGTCTCAAAAAGGCCATGCACAAACTGTGCTATGGCCTTATCTTCCTTCACATCAAAGGGGATACTCGTTTTGTTCCCCTGATAAAATTTCATGGTTATTCAGTGGTGAGGTTGGTTATCTTACCGTGGAGCCATTCAGGGCCGTAGTTCAGACCTACCTGTCCGAATATCTCACCCTTCTTGCCCGCGCCGTTCTTAGCCAGTTCCTCAAAGAAGAAGTTGCCCTTGCCGGGGGTGGGCTGCTCTACAAGATGCACTACATCACGACGGAAAAGAAGTATCTGGTCTTTGGGCATGGCGCGGGAAAGGACTATGCCCACATCGCCGAAGTCGGTGATAAGGCGGGTCACGTTCACACCGGCCTCCATGCGGGAATCCGGCATCTGCATGGAACCCTCATACAGCGCGGAAATAGCCGCCTTCTGGAAGGAATTGCACATCAGTATCATGCCGTTCACGTCGCCGCCGTTGTCGAAGATGGACTTGACCAGTGACTTTATCATGGCCTTGGTCAGCGCGGCAGCGGTAGAACCTGAACCCTTCGCGTCTATGACGTTGGTGGTCAGCGCGGTAAGAATACCACGGGACTTGTTGATGGTAGCATCAGTGGTAGCGGCGTTATATTCGCCCTGCAAGGAAGTGAACTCTATATCGTTGGCGATATTGAGCATCTGGCGGGAAATCTGCCAGTTCCACTCGTCGCCGGGGTTCGCCTGCTGACCGGCTATGTTGATACCGCTCATAGTACCCATGTTAGATTCCTTGGCATAGGAAATCTCACAAGCCCTCTGGTATATCTGGGTGACGTTGGTGTGCTGGGTGCGGGTTATCTTCTTGGTGTCAGGCGCGGTCATGGATGCCTGCTCGGATATGGCAGGCTGGGAGGGAGTGTCAAGGGAATACTCCTGATCTACCGCGAACTGAACGTGATTGGTGTACTGAGGCTCCGCTATAAGGTTTATAAACGGGGTCTGGGTGTTGCTCTTGGTGTAGAGCAGGCCGGAATAGTTAGGTACTGCAAAACTCATTATAGGGGCGTTTGCCATGATATTTTCTCCTTTAAGTTAAGTCTATTTTTTTGGATTGCGCGAGGGTCATAAGCTGCACTTGCTTAAGCATATTGCCCGACTTGACAGCTTCCGCCCACTCCGCTTTGAGTTGAGCGGCTTCATTTGCCTCTGCCCCGGAAGCAGGGGGTGTGCCGCCGCCCAGAAGGTCAGTTTTCGCTTTCTGCTCCGCCGCGATCACCTTGGCAGACAGAAGCTTTACGATGGAGTTCGCAAAGGCCGTAGCCTTATCCGTCTCCGTGAATGTAGGCATTTCGGGGAAATCGTCCTCTTTCAGCCCTGCTCCGGCAAATATCTTGCCTATTTCAAGGCTGCAAATCTTAGTCTTGTATTCGTTCTCCGCGTTCTTTGCGGCCTTTTCCGCTTCCGCTCTGCGCTGCTCGTCCGTCATTTCCTTCTCCTTATAGGATTTAAGGTTCCTCGACAGCTCGGCGGCCTCGGAGGCTTTTTTGTCGAATACATCTTTTTTTACATATCCTGTGTAATCAGGTGTAAATTCATAAGAGGAATAAAGCGCAAGCTTTTCCTCGGCGGTCATATCTTCCCGATAGCCTTCCATTTTGGTAATGTCTATTTTCATTTTTTCTCCTTTGGGATTTATGTCTTCTCTGACAAAATGGGATTTATGCCTTCTCTGGCGTAAAATAGCACCGACAATTAGGGTGTTTTGTCGGTATTTTGTCTATTGGATAAATTTTTCCGTTACGTTCTTCACACTCTTTGCAGACTTTTTCATCGTCCTGTGTGTGCCACTTGATTTTTTTATAACCGTTGTCCTTAAAGGCCCTTATCACGGTCTTATCTTCAACGGTGATAGCGAATTGGTCTGTTTGCCACGTCACATAGTTCAATCCCCGCGTGAAATCCTGCTTTATCGGGGGATAATTGACGGTAGGGGGGTCTTTGCCGGAGTACTCGGCATCTGCGATTATAGATTCAGCTAATCTTGCCCCCTTTCGCTCCAGTTCTTTTGTGAAAACATATTTAACAACAGGGTCGTAATCGTCCAGAATACCTATTACCCACGCTTCGAGTATCCTATCCGGCCCGTTATGGTCTGCGTATGCTTTCTTGGCGATGTCTAAATACGCTTCTTCGGACAATCTCAGGATTTTTCTGTACAGAAGATTTATCTGGTCGATTACCTTTGTGTTGGAATCAATATAAAAGAGCGTTTCCTTAGTTTTCAGAAACGCCCTCGTTATTGTTTTTTTCAGGCTCTTCGCCCGTTCGTCCCCGTACTCGTACATTCATTGCCTCCGCTATTTCGTTTGCCTCCTGCTTATCCTGTTCAAGCTTCCGCTGATGGGCGGCCTCGGAATCCTCCACGAAAGACACCATATCAAGAATGTCCTTATCTGAAAGTAGCCCGGAGCCCTTGACTTGGGTCATAAATTGCGCCTCGTCCGTCATAGAGGAAGGAATATTCCTTGCGAACGCCACATCTAACACTTCCCAATTATAGTGGTTGGCGGTTCCCTCATTCATCAGCGCGGTTATCTTCTGCGCCCTGCCCTCCAGCAGACCTTTTTCAAAGTTACGCTCATACGCTATTATCGTGTTATCCATACCGTAGTTCTGGTATCTGACGGCCTGGATATTCTGGTAGACTTCGGCAATTTCCGTGGGATTAGTCTGGCCTAAAGAGGCATATATATCGCCAGTCAGAATGTTGAAGTACCCTTGAATGGATTGTATATCAACGTTCTTTATCAGCCATTCAACCTTATTATCCTCGCCTAAATATAAGGTCTTGAACTTGGACAGCCTTTCGTGGAGTTCTTCTTCGTCCTCATCGGTTTCGGGCTGCATGTAGCCAATCATAAGAAGAATGGCCTCATCGTTATATTTAAACGTGTTGGAAACGTTGTTCAGAATGGCGTTTCTCGCGTGAACCAACGGAAGAACCTTTTCAAAATACCCCTCCCTGTTTGGCATGGGGTATTCTACAATGGGTATGCCACAGGTCTTAAGCAGCGCCATTTCGGAAGCTGTAGCGGGTTCTTCCCGAACGTTGCCGTCAAATATATACTTTGTCCAGCGGTCATCCGTAATCAGTTCATAGGTCTCATAATTTCGATTGTCCACGAGCGAAAAATATTCTTCTCGAATGATAAAAGCCGTGGGATTGCGGTCTATGGTCTGGTCGTGGAACAGCATTGCTTTTCTGGGATCCACGGGCTTGAACTTTGGAGCTATCAGGCCGTCCCTTTTAGAAGCGTATATCCGTTCGTATGCCGTGCCGCATATCAGCGCGGAAGTGGCAAGCCTCATATTCTCCTTGTCCTCGTGGTTCCGGCGCATTATCGCACGATAACGGTTCAAATATGCGTCGTCCCTCGGATTCTTATCGGGCAAGTCCTCAAACTGCATCTTAGGCCGCCCGGCAACATCGGAAGTCTTTTTGACTACCGTATTCGTCTGAACGTAATATTTGCATGGGGAACCTATGAAGTATCCGGCGGCTATATCTACCGCGTATTTAGGGATAGGGGAATATATGCCATTCATATCGGCGCAGTCGTATTCCTTGTACATATCGCACCTTTTCAGAATGGAATCCTCCAGCGCACAGCCGAATACGGTCCTTATGTTATCCCCGTTTATCCTGCGGGCTTCCTCCCGCGTTAAAATCATTTCTGTCACAGTATCCTACCTCCGCCGATAAGCTTAGTACCGGCAAATATATCATATCCCAGGGCATACGAAAGCGCGTCTATGCCGTGGTTGTCCGCGTCCTCCGGTATATCTAACTTCTGCCCGGCGGAATCCGTTTTCCACCGATAAACCTTAAACTCTCCTATCAGGTTCACGCATTTCTGGTCGATTATTATTTCATAGTCGTGCAACCAGTCTATTCTTCGGGTGATAGCGGACTTCGCCCCCTTGGCTTTGCCCTTCTTGCACTTGTCCGCATGGATACCCATCTCTTTAAGTTCTTTGATACGGTCAGGCTCCGCCGCGTCACAGTACACTACATGGCCTAACGCCTTATTGTAGATCAGCTCCCCGTATTGGCGGGTAGTGACCTCGTTCACGAATAATTCATCAAACACATATATCTTGTGGTTATGCTTATCCAGCGAACACTTAACGAAAGCGCAGGGGTGATTATATCCAAAGTCGCTGCCGACACGGATATTCCTGAATTCCCTGCCGGACAGGTCTGCAATATTCCAGTGCTTTCCGCGCTCGAACACGGTAGAACCTAATCTGCCAAAATTCCCTAACGTATCTACCCATAATCTTTGCCCGGTGGATTGCTCCCGCTTCTGAATATCTTCCTCGGTGAGAAAACGGTTGTCGGCATAAGTCGTTTTCAAAATAAAAACATCTGAACCTTCGACCACGCCCCTCGCGGTCTTGTCTTTCAGGGTCAGAGATTTCAGTTCGTCTATTGACTTCACATCGGGATGATGCCACAAAGGTTCAAAAAAGACCTTATAAAGCCAGTGCGTTTCAGGGAATGGGTTGAACGCCATTATTATCCTCTTGTTCGGCTGCGGTAATCCTCTCAGCTTCGCGTCCTTATCAATACCTCTCAAACAATTGTCCAGAACCTCAAACGCCTCATAAGAAGGACATTCGTCACCTTCCTCCATGAATATGTCGGTCAGTATACCCTTCTTCGGCTTCAATGACTTCAATCTCCGCGTTTCCTCCAGCGCACCAAAGATTATCTGACGGCCATTATACAGGCAGGTAATAGTCATGGTAGACTTGTCTACCGAAAACTCGTCTGTAAGCCCCCATTCGTCTATTACAGAGATTATTTCATTGAAGCAAGATGTTCTTAAGTCTACCTTGTAATAACGGCACACAAGCCAATTATGACCGTTATAGGTATCGGCTACTATCTCCCTTACAATGTGGTTCGATTTGCCGGAGCCGCGTCCGCCGAAGATGAGCTGCACTCTCGCTTTCTCATCGAGGGTGCAGGCGTACACATCGTTGAAATCGTCCTTAAGGATAAGGCGCGGTTCACCGTTACGCAGCTTGAAGTAGTAGACCACATCGTTAGGGTCAACGTTATACTTGGCACAGATTGTGTAAATGTCCATTTTGTGGGGGAGAAAAAATGTGCGGGGAGCTATATGTCTGGCGCGTTCCCCCTACAAAAACCACCCCCATGGCACCCCCCCTCCGATTATGCAGCATATACATACATTTTTACAGTGCATAAACGGGGTTATTCATCCGCACTTTTGCATATTTATACGCAGTATGCAGGTATTAACCCCGTATCATTCAACACTTTATACATTTTATTTTATAACTATTCGTTAAACTACACTTTAACGTATAGTTGGGCCGGAAATATGCAGGATATACAGACGCTATACATCACCGTCAGACCGTCCAAAACCGCCCCTAACCACTCTATCAGCGTCGGCCTGGGCGACCTCTACCCGCACACCGTCAACGTCCCCACAGCGGCTCAAAATAGCCAGGGCGGCAGCCGTAGAATCCCGTGCATAGGGGGCATTTAGGTTTTTTTGTAGTACAAGTTGCGCCCTTGCCCTCATGCGCTGGTAGAACTTATCATCCTGCGCGTTGCGCAGCGCGGTTTGCCTGTCCAGCTCCTCCGCAAATAGAGGGAACTCGTTAAACCACCGTGTAATATTGGACTTGTGCACCCCCACCTTTTGGGCTAACTCCGACTTAGTGTCTATATAATGGGTAGTGCCGTCCTCCTGCTCCTCGCCCCATACCCACAGCCGGATTGCCTTTTTTTGCTCCTCGGTAAGCTCTGGCCTCTGTCGGGGCTGGCCTCTATAGTGATCCTTACTGCTTGCCATACGTTACACCTCCTCAATCCGCAACGGTAATCTATTTATTGCGATAGTTTATCCCCCTTTATAGGGGGACTTTGACAACCGTTTTAATTTTTCTTTTTTCTTTTTTGCCCCTGCGGGGGGTCGGTCTAATACTCCATATTGATATTATAATAGGTATTTACCCCCACCAACCCCCGCCCCAAAAGTATTTGCCTTATTATTTTAGTTTGTCTATCTTTTTGATTGACTTTTTAATCTGACAGGTATATAATATAGACATAACAAGAGAGGAGCACACGACAATGACAATCATCAGCAGCCAGCACTACATCAACCCCGAAAAAGTAGCCGAAAAAATAGAGCAGCTTACCGCCGCCGGTGCTAAAAGTATCATCGTCCCGTGCTCCTATGTTGGCATAATCGACGGTGTAGAGTATGCTATGCAAACTGACAAGCACCACACCCTCAGCGCGGCTCGGGAGTTGGGTTTGCCCGTTGAGTACGAGATCACCGATGACCCCGAGGGGCTAGCTGGTATTGATTTGCTGGAGGCCCGCTACTATGACGGCGATTATTACGACGTAGAGCGCAGTAATCCCTATTATGACGAGATCGTGACGGTTTGGTAAAAACAAAAAAGGAGGATATGGAAATGGTACATTTTAACACGTATGACGAGGCAGCGGAAAATTGCCGTGGTGATGAGGTTGTGGTTGAGGTTGACGGCGGCTGGGCTGTTATGTCCGTAACTGATTATCGCGTCTGGGTCATGCAGGATTAACGGAGGTGAGCACATGACAGACAACACGGTTAATGCCCTGGGCCGGGCGTATGGTATCATGGCGGCGCAGCTCCCCGACATCATCGGGGCGCACTGCCGGGTGCAGACAGCTAATATGTGGCCCATCCGTGGGCTGGGTGAGGGCTTGCGGTATATGATTATTAACCGCAAGCTCACCCCGGAAGTCGATAGAGCCATACGGGACGCGCTGCAAGGCGCGGAGGATATAACCGAGGACGAGCACGCGCTGCCGCTCAACCAGCAAGGCATGTGGGAGCTTGCATATATGCATGGCCGGTGCGCTCCCGTGCTCGGCGACGGCGAGTATTTGCGGGATCAGCTCAAGGCCCGCAATCTGACGTTGGAGCAGGCCGCCGAAGCCTGCGAGGTAAGCAAGGCCGCCGTGCATTCTTGGTGCGCCGGAGTTAAGCCGATACCGCAAGCGCGGCGGGAGCTACTCGCGGCAAAGTTTGGGATAATGATATAAGAGGTACAATATGCGTTATCAGGTTATTACATGGACGAGGGGTGAGGGGCACGACGAGCGGCGGGAGTTTAACACCCTCGCCGAGGCCCGCGCCGCCGCCCGTATCTACCGCCGAGAGTGTGACGGCGTGGGGATATATGATTTCCGGCTTGGGGTCGTGCGGGAGACTTTAGGACGGTTCCCCGATATATGATTGCATGATTTTCACGTTCTGCATGATTCTGTCATCGGGGCCGTACATCAACGCATGATTTGCCGCTTCCAGGGCTTCCCTGGTGCAGCCTGTGTTATAATAGGCAATGGACAGCATATCAAACGGCAGCGGCCCCCACGGGTCAGGCTCGCAGATGTATGATAACGGCCTTTCCCGTATGTTCACGCATGATTCGCCGTAATAGATGCATGATTTCCAGTTTTTAGCATGATACATGATTTTCATCATTTCAAACCATGCTTCACGGTATTCGGGGGCCTCGATTATAGCCCTCTGTAGCCACGCCTCGGCCTCTAATTGTTTTCCCTGTATGATTTTACACCGGGCAATAAAACGCATACTGGCGGCCCGCTCAGGCGGCCACACGGCGCTTCTAAGAGCGAGATGTTTCTCCAGCGTTTCAATGGCCTTACTGTATTCCCGATGGAACATATATTCGCGGCCTAAGTAATGCATGTTTCGGTCGTTCTCCGGCTCTTCCTTAACCGCCAGTTCCAGAAGCGGCAGATAATTGCTTCGACTTTTCGTCTCATCGGGCCAATGGTCAACCCTCAACGGCAAATCGCAGTATGATTCTTCGCCGTATGATTTCAGCACTTCGTGAACGGGATTCTTCCAGTAGTATGATTTTGTATGAATTTTATCGGCGTTGAATGATACTCCGTCCCTGCCGTATGATTCATGGCTCCAAACATATAAATATCTTCCCCGCGTCCCGTGAAAGTTTTTCCGTATGATTTCCGCCCAGCCAGGCTGTATGATTTCGTCCAGGTCGAGGCATACCAACACGTCCGCATCTTGCGGTATGATTTTCAATGATTCATTTCGCGCTACATCAAATCTCCACGGCTGTATGATTTTGGTTTTTACGATGCAGTTGTATGATTTCAGCTTATCAACGGTTTTGTCTGCGCTCCCCGTATCGAGAACGCAGACATAATCAGCTTCTTTTGCCGTCTCATACCACCTGTCAACGAATTTTTCTTCGTCCTTAGCTATGGCATATACAGCTATTTTCATTTTCTCCCCTCAAAAACCAATTGATGAAATAAATCTGCCCTTTCCCCGTTACCTTCGGGGTGCGGGTTATCTTGGTGCTTCCGTCAGGGTTGGCTATAACCGTTTCCTTTATCTCAAAATATCCGGCTTCCATAGCCTTTTGGGTGGGCATATTCCAGTTTTCGCCCTTCTTACATAACCAGCCGTTATCCCTCAACCATGCGAACATTCTGTTAGCCCCTATGGGCTTCCCGTTCTGGCGTATCATCTTTGCAAGCTGTCCCACTAAGCAACTATCGTGTGAGGCTTGCACGGCCTCCGCAAACAGCACTTTGGGGGCGTTGTGTTCTACTGTCGCTTCAAGCTCCTTCCGCCGCTCCTGCTCTTGTTTAAGGGCTGAAAACACCTTTATGGCGTTGGCGGGGTCGGCTATCATCTGTTCTATCGTGGTCGGTGTGGCATACATACCATGTTTACGGATTGAGGGCAGAACTTCGTGAATTATCCACCGCTTGAATGCTCTGGCTTCCGGTTTAGTAGAACAAAGCACAAGATGATAGAGGCCGGATTCATTCACGCCGTTCACTTCTTGTGTTTTTGTGGGGCTTTGGGGGTGGGTTACTTTTAGTAACCCCCTTTCATCCTCATCCAGCCTGTCCATTGCACGGCTCACCTGCTCTAATTCAAGAGCTTTGCATACATCAGACGCCACAAACCACGGTTCGCCATCCTTAATAGTAGTCCTTATCTCTCCAAACTGGTTGTTGTTAAATATCTGTAATTCGTTCATTTTAACTCCTTTCGTCCAAATCTTATTCTTGTTACTGCCATCCTGAATCAAGCATAATTCAGCACCGTCAATCTGTAGCTGCCGTCATTGTACGGCGTGTCGTCAATCTGTACCGATTGAGGGATTAAAAAAGTGGGGACAACACCAAACGTGAAAGACGAGTCGAAGTCGTCGGCGGAGCCGTCCATGTAGACGACCCAAGCGTCGCCAGAGGAGTACCGCGAGGAAAGCCACCAGAGAGCAGCCACGCCGTTGAGGGTCTTTATTCGGCTATTCCTTCCCGTGAATATAGGCCATGCGAAACCTTCGTCCACTCCGTGGTTGTCGCCGCAGCCTACCATGGTCATTGTGGGGGCAAATACTTTCCGTGTTATATCCTCAGCGCCGCTGCCGTTATACAGCGGGATCGTGCTGGGGATAATCAGTTCTTTAAGCTCGTCGGGATAGCTGTTGTATATTTCCGTCATGCGTTCGTCCAGGTCGGAATCGGCGTACTCCGTGCTGTCGCCAAACCAGCACCGGCTGTGTATGTCTTTGCGGATAAGCCCTACGGTGCCTACGTCAAAATTATTGAGGCAACCGAGGGTGTAGTCAGCCAGCTCGTAGGTTCCATCCTCGCGGCGCTCGGGGATTTTGATGTTGGTTCCGAATGGTAAATCGCTTATTCTCATTGTTTCCTCCTATTCCGGTATGTCTATGTATTTCATCATTCTGTCTATCGCACGTTCTTCGAGGTGTTCTATTGCCTTTGGGGATTTATCCATTTTTACACCTACCCTGGTATTAGACGGCATATCCCGCGAATAGAAATGTTCGTAAAAGTTATATTTCAACTCGATTACCCTTCTCTGGTTCGCGGGGAACTCATCTAATGCGGCATCTATGAACGCCACGAATGACATATCATCGTTTATTCTTTCCAGCATTTCAGCCATTTGCAGATTATACCGCTCCTTTGCCGCCATGAGCTTTATAGCGCTCCGGGCGGTCGGGTCGGTAATGTCGCTGCCGTGCGGCATACCCGATAAAACCTGTGGGCGGATATCTGCTACCGCTTCCATTCTCTCTTTGATGCTGGCTATTTTTTTATCTATTTCTTTCGCGTTTCTCTTGGCTTTCCCCCAACGAACAAGCAACCGCCTGATGTATGCCCGTTGTTCGCGTTTCGTCATTAGTCCCTCCTTAACAATTCATCTGCCGTTATGTTAAAATAATCTGCCAACCATATGATTCTGCTCGCGGTCGGCTCCATGCTGTCCATCTCATAGTGATAAATGGTCGCCGCGCTTATGCCGGTTTCGCGCTCCATCGCAGCCCGCGACTTACCCTTCTTTTCTCGGTACATTCGTATCCTCTGCCCTATCGTCATGTTTCCTCCATACGCCGCAATGGCAGTTAGTTTCCTGACCTTCTCTGAACTCCTTGCAGATACATCTGCTTTCCTCATCCTTGATTATCGCGCAGGGGCAGTATCCGCCCCCGCGCCGTATACACTCCCATATATCAGGCCGCAGTAATTCATAGCTCATTCCGCACCCTCCCATATCAGCGGCCTTCCCTCTGCGTCTACCATTACGCACACGCCGCCTTGGTTTGTCTTTAGGTATTGTACCCCCGTGAGGTTATCAACATATATTCCATACATCGCACAACTATCCAGTATCCACAGTCTACGATTGCCAGCCTCAGCCTCGTTGCATCCGCACAGGGTGAGGGTCAGCAGGGTTAATATTGCTATTGCTATTACTCGTTTCATTTTTCCTCCTTCGGCGGTTCCTTTATAAGCCCTTCGATTTGGTCTATCACCCTTTTGCACTCACTCACCATTTCATGGGTCGTCCACTTCTTAGTAAGCGATCCACACGGCATATACCCGCTGTAGTCCATGTAGTGGGCATAATCCCATCCTATATACCACCCTTTATTATTCGCTACCACAAGTTCCACGCTTGAGTATGTTACCCCGCCGTGGCAGTCTATTGCATTTTCTATATATTTTTGTTCTTCCCACGTCATGCTCAATAGGTCGGACACATCAACGTATGCGCACGGGTGCGTGCCAAAACTGACCACATAATAATTTCGTCCGTGGTAAATGTCGTGAGCTAAAACCTGCGGCTCACATCTGCTTTGCTGGTATACCATTTCATATATATTTCCCATTATTCTTCCTCCTTCGGCGATTCTGGTAATGGCATCCAGTGGGTGATCGTATCATCGATAACGCCATAGTCCGGCGCTACTACCCACACACGTGTAAACCACAAAATATCAATAAACCTCGTTTTTGTTACCAAGTCGTATCTACACACAAGGCACCTTGTGCGATTTTTCGGTAGCCTATCCTTCACGCTAATCCATTCGCTCATTTCGTTTCCTCCTTATCGTTTGTATCATCGTATTTCAGCCTGCACGCAGCACTGGAATATGCATCACCATCGAAAAGACAACTATACACACATTCGGCACAGTTATGGTGGAATCTTTTACATATTCGCTTAATATCGTGCCTCCTACGCCACTTTGCAAACCAAGTGTTTTTGGCTCTTTTTACTTTAAAATATGGCTTATTAACTGTGCTCAAACATTCCGCATTGGCCGGACATTCGGATGTACCATACTTAGCGCACCACATTTGACAAATTATAATCCTATCTATCATCTCAAGAACGTCCTTGGTATCAATCATACTCGTTCTCCTTAAAATCCTTCAACTCTCTCAATGCTGCTAAAAAACTATGAAACTCCGGCAAATGCCCCACCAAATACAAAGGGTTATTTTCTCTAAACAGTTGAATTTTGCGTCCGTCGTATGTCAAACAGTCATAACCTTTGTGACGATACCGCCCCTGTGTGATTGTACTTTTGCCAAAATACATTAAATATCGGCATGGATTATTTGAACCAGCATATTTGTTGCAAACAATATCGCCTTTGCTAAATTCGCTCATCGGTTGCCTCCTTAGCAATTTTCGCTCCACAATTTGGGCAGTAATTTTCTCCAGTAGGATTGTGCGCTACCGAATAACCGCATACAGAGCAAGTCCATTCATGGAAGGTCCGTCCCCAATCATCGTCTTCTATTTCTGAGTGTACCCACTTCCCATACCGCACCGGCTCCACGTCTGTGCGGGGTTCTGTGATCTCGAATTCCTCTGCAAGCCAATTAAACACATTATCAAGGCAGTATGAGCCAAACCCAATGTGGCATTCTCCGTCCGCTGGGTTAAAGTACCAGATGTTGTAATACGGCTTTTCAGGTATTCCTTCCACGACAATTCTGGCGAATGGTGTTTTTATCTTGTGTTTGCACTCATCCGCACTCGCTGCCTCCCGGCTGATGTAGTTACTCATTTTATTCCTCCGGTTCACTTGTACTATCTCAAATATTCAGAATCTGTTGGAGCAATTCAATCTGCCCGTTTCTGTGACCATAGCGATACCCAGTTGTATACGTTTCGGCCGTGTCTCCACTGTTCTTGTCTTTTTCAGCAACGAGCGCCTGATACTTGGCTCTCAAATCTTCAAGCTCCGTTGTATTCATAACCAAAGCAACATCGGCAACAACCCTGTTAATGGCATTTTCTATCTCTTGATATTCCGAGGGATATAACTCCACTGCATCGCAAGCAGCTTCTATCGCCTCGCTTTTGGTTATATATTCTTTACTCATTGGTTCCCCTTTCGTCTGCATAATTTCTTCTGAACGCCCTATTCATATATCGCTTCGCCCACTTAATCCAGTGTTGTGAAATACATATCCAATCTTTTCTATATAGTCGTGACTGGACTTCGTGAGACTTGCCAGATATGCGCTTATATGAGGATTTACTCATTGTCAGTACCTCCCTCCCCATAAAAAATCTTGAACGTCTTTCGTTAGCCGTTTTTGGCTCAATTGGTATGCTTGACTTGTAATTTCTCTCGGCTCTTTTTTGCCTTGGTATAAATCAGTCATAATTTCCCTTTCCTTCAGTTTTTGTCGAGCTTCTTGTTCATCAAATCCGCATGAGAGTAAGTAGTTATAATAATCGTTATCACTTTTGGCCATTGTTGCCCTCCAATGCCTTTTCAGCTTCTTCACGTGTCATTCCTCGTTACCGCCTTTCAACATCAGTTCTGCCAAGTCGCAAGCCGCCAGATATGTCTTCTCGTGGATTGTTCCGGCGTGTACTTTTTTAACCCGCTCCTTAAATGCCGCCATATCCGAAAACCAACACCCGGCGCGGACAAACATATTGCCGTTATCGTCTATGTAAAAATAGGCTTTTCGGTTTTTACTGCCTATCCTATCCACGGCGACATAGCGGCCATTTTTCACTGCGCCGTTTTCGTAACTGCACCCCTCGCCAAAGTTGCACAGCGCGCCAAAGTCGCACCGTTCGCCAAAGATGCACAGCGCGCCAAAGATGCACCATGCGCCAAAGCTGCACCGTTCGCCAAAGATGCACCGTTCGCCAAAGCTGCACAGCGCGCCAAAGATGCACCATGCGCCAAAGCTGCACCCCTCGCCAAAGATGCACCCCGCGCCAAAGTCGCACCGTTCGCCAAAGCTACACCCATTGCAAAAGCTGCACCACCTACCAAAGCTGCACCCCGCACCAAAGCCGCACCCCTTGCCAAAGATGCACTCCTTGCCAAAGCTGCACCCCTCACCAAAGCTTTTCATTGCAGTATAATCCCCAGCAGGGCATATCTTGCGACCATACTTATCTACTTCAAAGTTGTCAAAATCCGCTTGCGTGTACTTTTTCATTGCTCTACCTCACTCTTTCTTTCGGCGGTTCCGATGTTTTTTTCTTTTGGCAGTTCTTTACCTGCGTCCCGCCAGCCGGAAGCCGGCATACGCAGGTAATCCTCTATCACCGCCGCAGCGCAGGGCCAGCCGTAGCAGACCGCGCAATAGTAGCCCTCGGCCATAGCGCCGCTCATAAACTCGTTTTGGTTTGGGGTCGGATTATTGGCGCCAGTTTTGAGCTCAATGTATATGCCATGGTAGCCGCCCCGTGCCGCAGGGATAAATACATCGGGTACGCCGGAGTGTACGCCCTGGCCTATCAGTCGGGCAGCGGTGCGTTTGTCCCGAAGGCCTCCGTTAGGTATGTGATGGTAGAGCGTCAGGGTGGGGTACTGCGTCCGCATCATCCGCACCCATTGGGTAAGGGCGGTCTGGTGCTCGTCCTCTCTGCCTATTACCGGCTGGGCAGGTCGCCATACGGGTATCCCGGCCCGGTTGGGCTTCTTTGAGTAGTCTTTCAGCACTTGCTGCTCCTTTCCGTTAGCATTCTTATAATTGCTTTTTCGCGTTCTGATAGTTCATACACTATTGCC